GTATTCTTTGATGGTGGAATAGTCGCTGGCGGCGGGAAACTGCGCTGTCACGCCTGTCTCGCCCCGCAGGTACAGCCCCGCGAAGTCCTCCGGCAGACGGCTCACAGGGCTGTGGGTAAGCCCCTCCGCAGTGAATTTCGGCCGGGTCACATCGTTCTCCGGCACGATGGCCCGGAGGGTGACAGACTTGGTGCCCACCACAGCGGTGCCGTTCAGGGTGGTGCATTTCAGCGTGCCGGTGCCGCTGGTCAGGCTGGGGATCAGCTTCGCCAGGTCATAGCCCGGTGTCCAGCTGTGGGAATCCATTTTGCCGGAGGCGATGGGATAGGTAGTATCCTGAAACACAAATTCCAGCTTCACCGTGAAATTGGCGGAATTGCGCTTGCAGCGGATGGTGTGGGCCGTGCCCAGGGTCACTTCCCCGCCGCTGACGGAGGGCACGGTGGGATCGGGCACCGTCAGTGTCACGGCTGCCGTGTCCGAGCCCAGGGAAGCACCGTTTAGGTAGGTGGTGCAGGTGATGGTGCAGCTGCCGGAGGTGGCGTTGCTGCATTTTGCCGCCAGCTCCGGAACTGTCCACTCATAGCTGCTGCCGACACCGGTGGCGATGGTGGCGGTGCTGTCGCCGAAGGTGTACTTCAGGGTGTGGGTGCAGCCGGAATTGTCCGCGTCAAGGGAGATCAGCAGCTTCTTTCCCATCTGCACCGTTGCGGCGCTTAGGGTGATGGCCGAAGGCCCTGCCGCCGGTTCCGCCGTCAGTGTCAGCTGGGTGATGCTGCCGGTGACGGTTCTCGTACCGGCGGAGGGAGAGCTGAGGGAAGCCGTGAAGGTAAGGCTGATCTCCGCTGTGGAAGCGCCCCTGGGGATGGAAACATAGAAGGTCTCGTCGAAAATATCCTGGGGGTCCCCGTTGATGTAGAACCCCTGGTACATACCCACGGAGGTATCGGTGCCGCTCTGTACGCACCGGACGGAATAGGAAGCGTCACGGTTTCCGGAATAGTCCTTTGCCCAGACCGAGATCCGCACCCGAACCTGCCGGGAGATTCCGGCGGTGGTCAGCTCCGTCACATAGGCAGCCGCCCCGATGACACCTGTGTGGCCGGAATAGCTTAAATTGCAGCTTGCCATCAGCCCTCACCCCCGATCCATTGGAATGCCAGACCGCCGTTGTACCAGAGCTTGAACCGCCCGCTGAGAAACAGGCTTCCGGTGATCTCGGCGTTGGTGATGTAGAGCTTGTAGTCGGAGATGTAGGCCACCTCGGTATCGTTGCTGTCGAAGAAGCTTAAGCGGTCGGCGGTGAACCGGGCGAACTTGTCGAACACCCTTTCACCCCCGATGCTGTTGGTCTGGCCGATCTCCAGACCGTAGACCGGCGTGCCGCTGCTGTCCTCGCAGAGCAGGCCGGATCTTAAGTAGGCGCTGGCACCGACGGTGCTGCTGTACAGCTCTTCCACGGTATCGCTCAGGGTCCGGACATTGGTAAAAAGCTGATGGATGTCGGTGCTGGTCTGCCGGAGCTCCTGGGCCGTTTCCTCGGTGTAGGTGCCGAAGTCCGACCGGGCCACATACCTTCCCTCCAGCCGCCTGGTGATCTGGGCGCTGAAGGCGTTTACGATGTCCGCGCTTTTGATGATCAGGTCCTTGATGCCGGCGAAGGTGTCCTGGTCTGCTTGGGTCGCTGGCTGTCGCCCGGCTTCCGCCATGGCCGGAGAGGCGGCTGCTGCGCCGCCGGTCTGGAGGGTGTCGAAGGCCCACTGCAGCTGCCGCGCCATCTGATAAAGATAGCTCTGCATCTGCCGCAGCCGCTCCGTGTCGCTGGCGGCGGTGATATTGGGTGTCTGGATGGTGATAGGCATTTATACATCACTCCCCTGGGTATAGGTCCTGGTAATGCTGAAGATCCGTCCCTTGCCCCGGCCCTCCAGCCGCAGCCGCAGATGGTCGCACCGCCTGGGCCTTACGGGAATGGCAAAGCTGCGAAGGTCCGTGCCGGTGATATATCCCAGGTCCTGCCATTGTCCGGCGGAATCGTACTGGCAGAGGATACGCAGATCGCTTCCCGCTTCCAGCACCAGCCGCAGGTTCAGCTTTACCAGGTATTTTTTGTTGGGCAGGCTGCCTCCCAGGATGCCCGTTTCCACCATCCAGGGAAGCGCCTTTTCGCAGGCTTCGCCGCTGCCCAGCAGGGCGAGGACCCTGCCGTCCTCCGTAGCGCAGTAAAGCTCTTCCCGGCAGGAGCAAAGCAGGCGTACCCCGGGGTCATCCTCCCTGTGCCAGATGCCCCTGGCCGTGTCGAAGACAAAGAGGCTCCGCTGGCCGGAAAGGGTGTGTTTCATGCTGATGTAGTACTTGCTGCCCTGGGCCCCGGCCACCGCCCCTTCGTACCGCTCATCGCCCAGAGGGGCGGAGATCTCCGTGGGCAGGCTTCCGTCGTAGGCGCAGACGGCGTGGCGGGCCTTGTAGTAGAGGATCTCGCTGACGATGGCAAGGCTTCCCTCGCAGCCCTTCTGCACGCCCCGGCAGGGGGTGGTCTGCACCTGAAAATTGGCAGGGATCTGGCCGTAGAGCTTGTGCAGGCAGTTCTCCTTGAAGAACAGGGGATGGCCGCCGTGGGAGATGGCACCGGTAAAAGGGCCGTCAGAGCCCAGGGATACGGCGTAGCTGTCGGTGGAGATGCCCATAAAGCGGTTCCAGTTCCGAAAATCGCCCAGAGCGCAGGCGTAGAGCTCGTTGACCACCTGACCCTCACGGTTCAGGCCGTAGCGGCAGCCCCAGAGCCGGTTGTCGTTTTCGATGACGAAGTCCATGTTGGGCATCTTCCGGGCTACGGTGACGGGAATGTCCAGCGTCACGGCGGTGTCCAGCATACCGATGAGGAGGATGGTGTCCTCGCTGCAGCCGTAGAGGATGTGGCTGCCCTCCAGGGCCTGGAGCTGTTGGTTCTCCTGGCCCCTCAGGCCGGTGACGGTCACCCCGTCATATTCCCGGAAGGCTCTGCCGATCCCGGGGCAGCGGAGCTTGACATAGGTGGTCTCCACGCCGGTCCACAGGTCCATGGCCGCGGAGTACTGCTTCAGGCTGTGGGGCTGGGTGCCGGTGTCGATCCACAGTGCCTGGTTGGCGGCCTCCGTGGGCATATCCGGCTGGATGTAGTCGGGGGTGTATTCGGTGCCGTCCAGGCGGCAGGGGACAAAGCTTACGGCAGCGGCGGTGGTGTGCTCCGCCTCGATGCTGCCATAATCAGAGAAGTCTGCCGTGTTGAAATATTGCTTGTCCGGCATAATGATCACATAGGCACCCATGGAGATCAGCTGCTTGGGGCACATGGCGGCTTCCGTGGACAGGCCCATATCCACCCGGTACTCGTTGATGACGAACTCGCTGCCGTCGATATAGCACAGGCTGTCCCTGGCGATCATGCCCTGCACATTCACGCCGCTGGCATAGAGCCCTCTGGGCTTCCTGGGGCAGAGCACCGGGGCAAGATCGGAGGTCATATTCCGGGTGTCGTAGAATTCGTTCTCCGGGATGCGCAGATTGTGGTTGTAGCCGCCGAAGGCATCCACCGTCAGGGTCTGGCCGGGCCGGGGCGGCAGGGTAGGAAAGATCATGGTTTACCTCCTTGTCAGAACCGGAACCGGCCCGTGTCTTTGGAGGCATGGTTGCGCCGGTAGTGGGCCTTGTATTCCCGGAACGTGGTGTTGAACATGGTGATGGCGCTGTTGTACATATCCATATCCTCGTTGGCATAGTGGATCTGGGCCTCCAGCCAGTAAAGGTAGCCGAGGTCGAAGGGGGAGGGCATCAGCAGCAGGGTCTGGATGTCCGTGTCGTCGGTAATGCTCCCATGGGTCGGCGCTTCGCCGCCGCCCTCGCCGATCACCAGCTCCCTGACCATAGCCTCCAGCTGGCTCAGCCACAGCAGCTTCTGCTTTATGGAGTAGGCGTTGGGCTTTAAGCTGTCGATCTGGTTGATGGCTTCGATGATTTTCATTTCTTCACTCCTCTTAACAAAAAACGGGAGCCGAGGCTCCCGCTGCGGTATTAAGGCTTCTGGGCCGCCCCTCTGAGCGCTTCCATCCGCTGATCCTGCTGCTGGCGGGCTCTGCGGGAGCGGGTGATCTCCTTGTAAACGCTCAGGGGAACGGCAGAGGTCTGACCCCTGGGCAGCAGATACATCACGCCGTTGACGCATACCTGCAGGTTGGGTTCTTCGTTTACGCCGCCCCGCTCGATGTAGATCTCCCGGGTCTGCTGGGTGGGTTCACTGTTGTTGACAGCCATGGAAGATTCCTCCTGAAACAGAAATCCGGGGCAGGGCAGAACCCCTGCCCCCGTTGTTTGTAAAAAAGGGTATGTTCCCCGCCGGAACGTAAGTCAGGCTCCGTAGGGGCGATCATCGATCGCCCGCGCGGCAGTGCCCTGCCCTTGCGCCTCACGTCCGGCGAATCCGTAAGGCGACTCTGCGCCGTTAGTTCTCCTCGTCCTGATCAGAGAAGCTGGAGCAGCTCATGATGCGCAGCACCCGCTCGGTGTACAGCACGGTAGCGCCGTTGGTCTCCAGCTTGTAGCCGATGGTGGAGAACTGGTTCAGAGGGCCGCCGATCTGGCTCTTGTCCTTCACGATCATCTCCAGAGCGCCGCCCTCGGGGTCGATGATGCCGAAGCCGTCCCGGCCGAAGAGGTAGCTGGCGTAGGTGACGGTGCCGGCCTTGTTGCGGTAGTCCTCGCCGCCCAGCACAGGCGCGAAGACGTTCTCGATGAAGCGGCAGCCGTGGAGCTCGCCGATCTCGCCGTTGAAGATCTCCTGGGGGCTGGCGTACTTGTGGGCCTCGATCCAGTCCTTGTCCTTGCGCAGGTCGTGGGCCACGGAGGGGTGCAGCACGCAGTAATACTTGCCGCCCAGGGTGGGCACCCGGTTCTTCTTCATGATGGTCACGGCCTTGGCGATCATGGCAGGGGAGAGGACGCTCATGACGGTGCCGGAGGCTTCCATACCGGCGCAGTCGGTGGGGGTGGATACCACGGTGCCGTCAGAGAGGTTTACGTTGTCGCAGTAGAGCACGTTGGTGTTCACCAGCAGGGCATCCCGGATCAGGACCTCCTGGGTCTCGGCGGCGGAGGCGCCCATTTCCTCGGTGGCGCCCAGGATCACATCGTCGTAGGCGTGGAGCTCCAGCTGGTCGGAAACGGTGGCGTAGGTGCCGTACTGCTCGATGGTGCCGGTCTTGGAGCTCATGCCGAACTTCTGACCGGTGGGGATCACGCCTTCCTGAAGCTTGGCTGCTCTGTCGAAGGTGTTCCACTTGCGCCATTCGATGGTCTTGCCCCGGCCGGCGGGGAGAGGCTGCTTCTTGGCGAACTGGGCGTAGAACATCTCCACCCGTGCGTTCTCCAGCAGCTCGGTATCGTAGAAGGTCTTCATTTCCCCGGAGAGGGAATTGGCGGCATCAAAGGGAGTCACCGCGCCGGTAGCGGCGTTGGCGTAACCGCCGGTGGTGCTCACCACAGTACCTGCGTCAGCAAACAGCTGCAGCAGGGAAAAATCATGGATGTTCATAAATTTGCTCCTTTCCCATGGTAAAAATCGAAGGGTTTTTGAAAATGCAAGACAGAATCCGCAGGCCGAAACGTGAGTTGATGGCGGTAGGGGCGATCATCGATCGCCCGGCGGCAGTGTCCTGCCCTTGCGCCTTACAACCAGCGAAATCGAAACGTTGCAGCGGGACAATCCCTCCGTCAAAAATCA